CATTTCATATTCAGGTGCTGATCCGTATTGTATTGCTTGTGTTTGTAAATCGTGACCGGGCATTGCAACGCTGTCACAATGAATATTGACTTGTTGTCCTAATTGACTTGCTAGATTATGCATATATTGAGGATCAGGATTTGATTGTCTTGCTTGTTCTGCTAATCTAGGATGAATTGATTGACCTTCTTTTAAAACTATATCATTTGACTCTTGTACAAGTTTATTTAGACTCACTGGAAGAAATAATCTAACCGCAAATCTTGTAGTTCTAGCATAACCCTCTGCCTTTGCCATAGCAGATCGAAAACGACCAATCGTATTTTCTGTATTGGCATGTTGTCTTAATCTAGGATCTTGATCAACTCTATCTAAACTTCTATCTCTAGGAAAACCTACTCGTATGTCAAATGGACCTACTCTTTTTCCTGCTCTAAAAATTGCCATTAGTAAGGACTTCCTTTCTTAAATCTTGCGACTGGTAAAAATATTGCAACCGCCATCTCATCTGCTGGTATATTTAGAAATGAAGTTCTAACTTGACTAAACAGATAATGTTTTGTAGTTCTTTTAAAATAACTATTATTTACAAAGTCAATATTATATCTAGTTTTTTTATCAAAATTTGAGTCACTAGCATATTCTGCTAATTGTCTTAAAAACGCCACTCTTGCACCAGGTTGTAAATAATGAAAGTTAAGACCACGAAATCCACCCTTTGCAGGTTCTAATGGAAAGATCAAAGGAAACCTATCATAGTAAGGTAGTGTTTCTTTATACTTCGGATCATACCCAAACAAATTCATTATACCATATTTTGGTCTTAATGTTGCTTTACCTGTATTGATTAATGATCTAGCACCTGGTGTCGTTATCTTTTCAACTTCTTTTTTGTACCAGTTATAGGACTTAGGTCCAGTAGTCTTGTCTAATATCTTATCAAATACAGTTGCCATACTACTATTTATACTGGTTTATAGATCGTAATTAATTCTTCTTTACCTTTAACTTTGATCTTATCAACTTCAACTGACTTGATATTCTTTAGTTTTTCTTGAGTATAACTTGAATATAATGTGGTAACAATACCGCCATCATCTGTCTTATAATTTCGTGTTGTTGCTTCTAGTCTTGCAGCCAGATTTACTGCATCCCCAATAACTGAATAATCAAATCTAGTATCACTACCCATATTACCTACAATACAAGTACCAGTATTGACACCAGAACCTATGTTGATATCAGGTAGACCTTTTTCTTTAAATAATACTTTTAGATTTTCTGTTTCTTCAGCACATTCAATCGCTGTCTTAACTGCCATCTCAGCATGATCTTCACAATCAAGTGGTGCGTTCCAGAATGCCATAATACAATCGCCCATATACTTATCTACACAACCACCATTGTCTAATACAATTTTTGTCATTCTGTTTAGATAGTCATTTACAACTTCTACTAGACCTTCAGGATCGTCATTGTTTTTATAGTATTCAGATATCGGTGTAAATCCTACAATGTCCATAAATAGAAAACTCATCTCTCGTCTTTCGCCACCGAGTTTTAGTTTGCTAGGATCTTTTTGTAATATTGCTACTTGTCTAGGGTCAAGATATGTTTCAAATTGTTTTCTTATTTGTTGTTTCAATTGAAACTCTAAAACAAACCGATTAAATATACTATGCATACCAACTATTGTCAAGCAAATAATTGACCAACTTACATCTGCAAGAATAAGATATTCGGTAAACAAATAATGTGAGGTAAATACAAGTATAACATAAGATAATATCATTGTCAAGCCGATAACCCAATATGGTGTAAATCTTGCTAAAATAACTATTGACATTCCGAGAAATATTGATATAATCAATTCTAGAAATAGACTGTAATCATATCTATTGATCTGTTCTCCGTCTAGGACCGTCTGTAAGGTCGAAGCAGATAGTATATAATCATGTTTTTCGCCTAATGGGGTTGCAATAATACTAGATAAACCCTCAGCAGTTATACCGATAATAACTGTACGACCTGCAAATTCAGAAAAGTCCTCTTCACTTGCTGATATGGTATCGAATTCTTTATTCCATCTTAACCATATTCTTGCATGAGGATCAGTAGCGATTGTATCATAACCAGGCACCCTTACAGCAATTACTCCCCCTTCGCCTGCCTTAATCTGATAACTAGGATCACCAGTTGCTACTCGTATTGTTTCTAATGCCATAGCAGGATAAGTTTCTTCACCGATTCTCATAATCAATGGCACTCGTCTTACAACACCATCTATCTCTGGTGCTGTATTAATAACACCAACACCATCTGCATATTGTCCTAATTCAGGTATCGGTCCTAACATACCAGGCCATTCATACAACCAAGGTAGTGGGTCACCTATTTTTGCAACACCTCTTGGCACAGCGTTCTTGTTTATTTGTGTTGTGCCAACTTGAGCAATAACAACACCCATTTGATTTATTGTATTGACAAATGCTTCATCTCCACCCATTCTATCATATTCAGAAAAGAGTATCGGCATAACAATTATACCTACTTGTGCTTCTCTTAATTTGATAACTAGATCAGCAAGTATTCTTCTATCCCAAGGCCATTGACCATACTTTTCAATAGACTTTTCATCTATTGTAACCACACCTATATCAGGTGATACTTCTTTTGTTTCTGATTGTAATATAAGATCAAAGGACTTTAATCTTAGTATCTCTTTTATTTGTGGGTCGCCTAAACCTATTATAGTTAATATTGCGAGTGTGAGTAGACCTATGGTCCAATGAGTGAATATCTTTTTCATTATTGATTAAGAGTCATAGTGCAATACGAATGACCACACCAAAGATTACCAGTATAAGTTTTATTATTACCGGTTTGTGTAATAGTTATTGAAGATCCGCTACTCGTTCTGCCATCAACATCTATATCAATATTATTATAATTACCAACTTGAGAAAAATCTAGTTCAAAGTTATTCATACTTTGTACATCTAAATCAATATTGTTATCTTCACCATCTTGTAGAATATCTAGGTCACCATTGTTTGTAGTTATGATAGTCAAATCAAAATCGTTTGCATTTGCCTTGTTAGGTATAAACCCAACTAAAAAATAAAAACTAATTAGACTGATAAATAGTAATCTCATTTGCATTTCCTCCTACTTCATAATCGTAAATTTCATCATCACCTTGTACTATATTTATATTGTATCCGTACTCTTGATCTAATCTTAATTCAAGATAGTTTGTTTCTGTTTCTCTTATGACTAACCATTCTGGTTCTTCGTTCAATATAATAATACCTGTTGCCTCGTCTTTACCTGTGATAACACCTGTACCTGATCTCTTTTTATCGAACTCACTTCTCATTTGTTTTGCTAACTGTTCATTCAACTGTTTGAGAATGTCACCTAGAAAGTCCTGTTCAAGAAAATCTATATCAAGTGCTGTTGCCCAAGCACTTTCTTCTTCCTCTAGATAGTCAATCTCTAAATCATCAAATTGTAAAAAGTCTAAGTCTAAGGCGTCAGCAACTGCTATATATTCTGATTGCTCTAACTGTTCTGTTATCTCTGCTGGTCTTGCTATGATCAATAAGTTATTAATCATATTTTCATCTAGACCTAAGGTGACAGGTTTCATAGGTGTACTTGAAATTGTATCGACAACTGTTGCCTGAAATGCTTGATTAAGTATAACTTGACCTGCGTCTGACTCTACTGATATTTCACCTACATAACAAGCACCTGTCGTATCACAACTTGGTAATAATATAATTGTCGAACTACCTATCTCATCTACGGTCATAGAGAAGTCTGTACCTCTAACACCAATAGTTGCTGTAGGTGTTTGTATCTTTATACTTGTAGGATTGTTTTTTGCAATTTGACCAGAGGCATATCTGATTGTGCCTAGACCTGCTTTGAGTGATAACTTACCTGTCTTTGAATTAGGATCATAAACAAATTCATCTATGATAAGTTTAGAATGCTCGGTGACATCAACACGAGTCTTATCAATAAACTCTATTGCTGTTTTACCTTTTGCTGTTCTGATTGTGTCGTAAGAAAATACTTCTGCTTCTATTTGTGATTCAACTGACTCACCATTATCTTTTCTTTCTATTACACCACTACCTTCGTGTAGTATTACCTCACCGATACTTGCCTTAGACTCTTGCGAACATAAGATCAACATACCGAGTGAGGTAAATGCAATAGCAGTAAGAAACCTCATTAGTCCCTTTGTATAATATCAATGTCGTGATTGTCTCCTGAAGTAGTTAGATTTAACATATTATCATATACTCCAGATTGTGTAATATCAACATCAGCAATACCGCCTGTATGACTATGTATTAGTGTGTGTCCATTTACATCTCCGTTACCATCAATATCAATTAAATAATTATTAGTATCACCATTAACACTTAAAGTTAAGATAACACTTGTGCCGTCTATCGAAGCAGCAACTACATTTGAATCAGAACCAGAAGCACCAGTTATATTAACTGTAGCATTACCTGCTGCTGAAGTTTCACCAATATCTAAATCAATATCTGATGAATTACCTGTCCAAGTTATGTTTGCAGTAGCAGTGCCACAACTTGAATTGTTACCTGTGCTATCACAATTAAAGTCAATGTTATTTGAGTTACCTGTTATATCCCAAGTACCTGTGTAGTTTGCACCATTAATATCAAAGGTGATAACATTCGAGTTACCAACTTGTTTGATATCAAAGTTTGTTGTTGCACCAATAACACTTGACGAGGTTGTAGAACTACCGATGGTGTTATTTTGACCATCTTGTAATATATCTAAGTCAAGCGTAGCACCTGATTGGGTGACATAAATGTCGTTTGCATATACTGTACTAACCATCAAAAACATAATTAGCATTAATTTTTTCATTTTTGTTTTCCTTTAACCGTTTAATTTAGAAGGTCTTAATTTAGTTTTCCATAAACCTTTAATCTTACCTTCATCTAGTATTTGTAATATACAATGCTCTATTGCCGATCTCAACGCATAATTCACTGGTTCGTTTACGGCCACACCAGTTTCTAACTCTAATGCTTTTGTGCCTAAGTCTAAAAATCTAAATACATCTCTACCAGTTTTAAAACTGGCGATAGACTTTGTTGATGATACAGCAATCATAACTTCGCCTGTATGTACTGACACAATTCTCATAGATACAGTTACCTGATCTACTCTATATTCTTCGTGTATACCTATACCAAAATATCTTGCACCATCACCACCACTTTCAGTATTGGCGTCATAACCTACAATGTTGCCTTCAAATAACAACCCAGCAAATAACATAGGTTTCAATACACCTTTACCTACATCTGATCCATCGTATAATTCAGTTGTTGATCTGATTAATTGTCGTTCTTTAACAAGATTGTCTAGACTTGCTCTTTCAACGACTCTAAACCAAGTACCTTCACCTGTATCTTTGAGTGCCTGTATTACCCATACATCTGCACCTTGAGAAACTGCCATACTTAATTGAGAAAACTTTGTACTAGGTTTTCTTTGACCAGTCATATCATTAAATTCATATACAGCAACTGTAATAATCTCTTGATCTAAATGATCGTAATATTTTAATATGTCACCTGTCGGTGTGCCATATGCCTTAGGTGGTTCTTCTTTGTAAGGAAAGTCACCAGGTACAGTAGCACAACCTGTAAACATTAACATTATGATTAAAGCAAAGTATCTCATTAGAATACAAAGTCTCCTACAGGTACAGTCATAGTGGTTACAGCACCACTCTCATCTGTAATTGTTAATGTAATATTTCCTGTTGTAGTATCTTTAACCCAATACAATGTTGATCCTTCAACATCTGCCGTACCACTTGTTGGGCAGGTTGTTGTTTCACTATCGCAAGAAGTACCGAACATATTATCAACTAACTGTTTTGATAAGTTAGCATATATTCTACTCTCAACATTCTTAACGAACTTGGCGATTGTAGTATTGTTTTGCTCTCGTTTTAAAGCAGAGGCAGCAGATTTAGCGTCATCTTCAGCATCATTTTTTCTTTGATGTTGTAATTGATCTACACTTAGAACATGGGTACCATACCCATTACCGCTGAACGCTGGATTACCAAATTGAAAATCCAGTTCAGACGCTTGTACATATTTTATTGTGTTATCAAATGCCCACCCTAAAATCCATAACAACACAGCACAGAATAACACTACTTTAATTAGTGTTTTCAT